GTGAAGTTCGCAAATTGCGCGTCGCTTTTTTAAAAAGTGAAAAACCTCGTGATAAAGAAATTAGGCTTCGTGAAGAGGCTAATCTTAGAAATAAACAACATATTGCTGTTAAGCTTGCTGAACGAATTGAGTCTAGAAAGAATGCGCGGGAATCTGGTTTGCCCCAGAATGCCGTTAAGAGTGTTCCCTCTAAGAAGAAAATTCATCCACAAGCAAGAAGGAAAGCAGCTTCTTTATTGAAGAAGCAAGATATGTTGGTTTCCCAAGGTTTTGACGACCGTATAAAAGATTTCGAGAAAAAATCGAAGAAGAAAGATGTTGACCGTAAGATTCGTAATCTTATGGATTTTTCAAATCTTGTCAACAATGATATTTCATTGGTTGAGCGAGAAGAACTTTATTTGGAAGATTTAGATTATGTCTCTTATTATCGTGAGTTACGTACAGAAGGTTACGAAGAAGTTATGGATTCGTTTACTAAGAAGAAGGATTCTCTTGTGAATTCCTTTGATGGTTTTATGGCTTATATTCGCAGTTTAATTCCATTTGATTTACCCGCCGATTGGGTTTCTTTTCTATGTGAATTTTTTGACAATGCTTTTCGGCCTTTTGAGAAGGTTTGGGAAAAGTTGAGAGAGATGGGAGAATCTTTTTTGGAACATATGGGCACAGATATTGTTGACTTGGTTAATTTTGCTTATTTGCTTAGCATGTGCCATAGTCATACTGATGTTTTGATGGTTTTGAATTCTAGATACAAATTCATAACTTCTTCTACATGCTCTGAGCTTTATGTACATCTGCGTGAAGTAATTAGTAATTATTGGCGCCCTCCCATGGCTTTGGGATTGCGAAATAATAATTTAGTTTCTCAATCTGATGACATTACCGAGAAAGGTGGTGTATCTAGGCATCTACAGAGTGCTCGATGTTTCTTGGAGACTGTTTTTTCTAGTGAATTGGTTGGAGCTATCAAGTCTCTTCTGTTGTCTGCACTTTCTTTAAAGTGGTTTGATAGAGACATTGGTGCTTACATTAGCAAATTTGTTGGTAGACCTGAGAAGATGAATGTGATGTCTATGATTTGCAATATATTGGAGGCTTTTGGTACCTTAGTTGGTTTTGGTGAGAGTCTTCAGCAAGGCATTCCTCTTACTGAGATCTTTCTCTCTGGTGATCCTACTACGTTGTTTCTGAAGCATAGTGAAGATTTGTTATGTTATTATTCAACAAATAGACTCTATGTGGGTTTGCCCAAAGAAGGATTTATGTGTCGGAAAGAATTTCGATTGAAAGCCGCAGAACTTGTGGAAGCTGGTAAAGTCATTTCTTCCCGTTTGAGCGGATTTGCGACCCAGCGTCGAGCTGTCTCTACTACGTTGCGTTCTCTTGAGACTGCCTTGGCTGAGGTTATATCTTTGCTAAAATCCCAGAAGCGCCTTACTCCCATTGGAATTAAGATTATTGGACCACCTGGTATTGGC